AAGAAATTTATTAAGTTTTCAAAATAATCCAGGAGAAGTAGCAACACTTATAATTACTACCACAATAAATTTTAATGGAACTTCAGATTATATTGAAGCATATGGAAGAATAGATAATACTTCTGGCACAGCTAATTTTCATAGTCCAGAATTAAGATCAACATTTGGAGCATACAAAATTATTACATAAAATTTAGGAGGTAAATACTATGGCAAGTCAACTATCAACAAAAGTAAAATTATATTGCGCTAGCAAAGGAGTTAGCTCAGTAAATTTTATGTCAGATGTTATTCTGCAAGACGATATGGTCGAAGGAGTATCTAATCCATACATAAAAGAATGGAACTTAGATATTGCTCAACCTACCGAAGCAGAATTAGCAGCTCACGAAGCAACAGCTGAAGATGAAGAGTATAATAACTCTCAAATAGCAAAAAGAGTTGCTGAATATGGTAGCTCAGCTCAACAACTAGAAATAATTGTAGAGCAAGGAGCAGACGCATTAGCTAGTAGAAACAACGCTATCAAAGCTAAATATCCAAAAAGATAATTAAGGAGTAATAAAAATTTATGTCATACCTTGGGAGAGGTGTAGATAAAATTAGCAATATTGAGAAGTTAGATAATATAACTTTCAATGGAGCATCAAGCTACACTTTACAAAAAGGCGGAGTTAATTTTGTACCAACTTCCGCTGCAGCAATACTTATATCAATTGATGGAGTGGTCCAGTCAGGCAATTTTACTGTCTCATCATCAACGATAGATTTTGGTACAGCTGTTGCTAGTACATCTACTTGTAATTTTATTATTCACTTAGGTACTGGAGTTCTTACAGCTCCTAGTGATGGATCTGTAACAACTGCAAGAATTTCAGATGATGCTGTTACGAAAGCTAAAGTAAACTTTATATCTGACAGTTCAAGTTCAGGTGTTGTATCTAAAGGTGACGGATCAGTGGACGGATCTATTTCTCTCAATTGCTCTCAAAACAGCCACCACACTAAAATATCTAGTGCAGCTCATGGAGCGTATTCAGGAAACTTAAATTTTGTTTTACCTAGTTCTCATGGAAGCAGTGGTCAATTTTTAAAAACAGATGGCTCTGGTAATCTTAGCTTTGCTGCAGCTGGTGGAATTACAGAAGCAGATCAATGGAGATTAACTACTAATTTTACTGGTGATGCTAATCCTCTTTCTTCTAATTTAGAAAGAGTTGATACATCAGGTTGGGGTAAACTTGGAACAGGAATGTCAGAAAGTTCTGGAATATTTACTTTTCCATCAACTGGAATATGGTTTGTTAAATTTAGAGTAAATACAGTTTATAATGGACAAAATAGATATTGCACAGCAGCAATACAAGTAACCACTAATAATTCAAGTTATTCAAATGTAGCTGCTTCGGATGCTGGAATGGAAAATAGTAGTAGTGGAAATCTTTATCAAAACACTTTGGTAGAAAGTTTAATTGATTGCACCGATACATCAAATGTAAAAGTAAGATTTTTTATTGACAATGAAGATAATTCAACAACTGTTAATGGTAGCACTGATGTTTCATATACTAGCATGATGTTTATAAGGTTAGGAGATACTTGATGGATAATAAAGGTAAAGCAAATCACATAGAGGATTATTTGGCACAACTTCATACTGGACAATGGTTTGGTTGGAGTGATGCTAAAAATAAAATTTATGCAAATTTAATTATATTAGATGATAGTAAAACAAAACCTAGTGAAGCAGATTGCACAACTGGTTTAAAAAAATTACAAGATGATTTTGATGCAGCAGAAACACAAAAAGCAAATGACAAAATATCTGCACAAAATAAATTAAAAGCATTGGGATTAACTGATGCTGAAATAGAGGCATTATAATTATGGCAATAATAAAATTAAACAATCAAAGTATATCAGCTGTTACAGCTTTACCTAGTGGAGTTGGAGGTAAAGTTGTACAAGTTATTGGTAGTGAAAATGCAGTAGTATCTGATTACACTGGTACTGAAGGTACAGAGTATGACGTTACAAAATCAGGAACTTGGGAAACTTCAATTACAATGAACCAAGGCAATAAACTTTTTTTGACTTTTCATCTTAACACTTCAAAAGATAGTGAAGATGCAAATTATTTAGTAAGACCAAAATTTAAAGTAGATAGTGGATCTTATGGAGATATTGCAAATCCAGCCTCTTCAGGAAGTAGAAGGAGTTGTATGATTGGTGGAGCAAGAGCTTACAGTACTGGAGGTATGTTTATAAATCCTGTCGCTGGTAATTTTTTATGGTCTCCAACTATTAGCGGTTCAACTGGAGTTGTTAAAGTAAAGTTTGTTTTAGTTCAAACTGCTGGTGGCAATAGAAGAGTTTATATTAATTACTCTCATAATACATCCGATGAAAGTATGAATGGAGTATGTTTTTGTAATTTAATGGAGATAGAAGCATAATGACTAGAATAATAACAGCTATACAATTAATAAATCCAAACGCTAATTGCTCAGTTTCAGATGACAACATCAATAGTATTACATGGTATGATGGTAATCCTCAAAATATTACATCTGATCAAATAGAAGCCAAACTGTCTGAAGTAGATTTTAAAATATCTATTCAAGAACTAAGAGAAAAAAGAAATAGATTACTTGCTGAAACAGATTATTTAGCTTTGTCTGATAATACTCTAACTTCAGAGATGGCAAACTATAGAACTCAATTAAGAGATATAACTGAAGGACTTACAACTGAAGAACAAGTGAAAGCTGTTGTATTTCCAACTAAACCATAGTTTTAAGATATGATTGAAACTGAAGATACAATAAGAAAACTAGACAAGGATGTAGCTCTAATAAAACAAAAATTAGACATCTTAGAAAACAATCACTTAGCGCATATTAAAAAAGATGTAGATAGAATTTTATATATCTTAGGTGCAGTAGGTATTGTTGTTTTAGGTGAGTTATTTGTCTTGCTAAATGCAGTTCTTTAACAGAGGTATCAAAGCTCATCTATTAGCTGCACAACATCTTATTGATGACGATCACTTTGTATTTACAAATTTCTGTGGAGTAGGTCCAATTGATCTAGTCCGATTAAATATCAAAACAAAACAGTTCGATCTCTTTGATGTCAAAACAGATGCAGACGAGCATCATCGAAAAAGAGAACGATCAGAATTACAAATAAAATTAGGAGTTAAATTAATTTATGTCAACTTACATAAGCGAACAATCAGAGTGGAAGGAAGAGTGGAAGAACTTCGCACTTGATGAATTTAAGTGTAGTTGTTGCGGAGAAGTAAAAATCAATTCAGATATGCTAGACCTAATACAAGAGGCTAGAAATGAACTTGGTCCATTATCTATAACAAGCGCTTATAGATGTCCTTCTCATAACAACAGCGTAAGCTCAACTGGAGAAGCTGGTCCTCATACAACAGGAAAAGCTTTAGATATAGCTGTAAAAAATTCACAACATAGAAAACAATTAATAGACTGGTTTGCAACTAAAGTTACTGGTTTAGGAATTGCAAAATCATTTATTCATATCGACAACCTAACTGCAGATGATGGTTTTGATATGAGACCTAACGCTTGGAAATATTAAATGTGGTTAAGTGCAATCAAGCTGGCTGTATCAGCTGGCTCTCATATATATAAAAAGAAGCAAGAAACAAAAATGCGTATGGCAGATGCTCAGGCTGCACACGCAGAGAAGATGGCTAAAGGTGAACTTGAATACTCAGGTAAACTTTTAGAAGCAAGACAATCCGATTGGAAAGATGAGTTTGTTTTAATTGTTTTAACATTACCAATATTAGTAATTGCTTATGGTGTATTCTCTGATGATCCAACTGCATCTGCTAAAATAAAAGAATTTTTTGAACAATTCCAACAGTTACCTTCTTGGTTCACTAATCTTTGGATATTAGTTGTTGCTTCTATTTATGGAATAAAAGGCACTCAGATATTTAAAAGTAAAAAGTAATGGCACGTAAGTTCAAGGATTTTATTCCTAGAGAAAAGCCAAAGAAATTAAGAAGGCACAAGAAAAGACCAAACAAGCAAGAGAAGAGGCAACAGAAAAAAAGATGAAGATAGACGGTAAAATTATATTAGGTGTTTTAGCAACGATACTTATGTCATTATCGACATGGACTTTGCTAAGCGTTGTTGAATTGAAAGAAGATACAGGATTAATCAAAGGTGAATTACTTGGTGTCAATAAAGACATATCAAGAATTTACGGAAACTTTCAAAGAAAATAATGGCTACGTATAGAGGAAAGAAAGTTGCATTAAATAAAGTTACCAAAGGCGATGTAAAAAAATTTAAGGTCTTTGTCAAAAAAGGTAACAGAGTTGTCAAAGTAAATTTTGGCGACAAGAACATGAAAATAAAATCTAATATACCAGCACGAAAGCGGTCTTTTCTAGCACGTCATAAATGCAGTACGCCTGGACCTA